GGCCAAACGCTGATATTCAACTCTACTAATAACGCTGATGCACTAATACTCATGACACACTCCTTAAAAGTTTTACATAGCCAATAGCGGCTTCTCTACTATCCACTGACGTCACTATCTCGGGGCTTTTAAACTTGAACACGTCTTGCTTAAACACGCCCCACTTCTCACCCATCTTCCCAAACCCAAACTTGTATAGGTTTCTGTCTCTGTAATCCCACTCGGCAGCGTCCCAATAAATTACAGGCCGCTCGATCATGACTTCTCTGGCTTACCGGCCAGCCTCGCCATCTGATACAGCCCTTCGCCTATCAGTCGCATCTCAAACGATTTCTCATTCGCATAGATGTGGTGTCGCTGGTCTTTGGCATTGACAGTCCAGTTCGTCTCATACACCTCTGCCATTGCTAACTTATCCGCAATGAACACAGCGTCCTGCACATCAAGAACATAGTTCGTGTAACCAATACTCAAAGATACTTTGCCCTGCACCAACGCGTTAGACGTTGGCCTCGGCGACGCCTTAGCTCTTGCCCGTGGCTTGCCTCTCGGCTTAACAACCTTAGTCTTTGACGTGAACAGTTTTACCAATCGGTGAAACATCTTTATTCCCTCCTACGATTACCCACAATACTGGTGCAGTCCAATTACTACCCCAGTCCCCGCCTACATACCCATCGGTGAGAACAATCACACACTCTGGGCTCATCTTTTTCTCTTGTAGATACGTGGATATACAACTCGGCGATGTGCCACCGCCACCTTTCGGTCGGGTAGAGCTAACAATGTTAGGCACATCCGCTTCGCTGTATTCCTCGTGACCGGCTACCTCGCTGTCCCAGTAGAGCAAGTCCACCTTCTCGGGTCGAACCTCCTCGGCGATACCTTTCACCTCAGACAAGAACTCCTGCAACTCCTTGCCACCTACTGAACCTGACGTATCCACAGCCACCACCAAGTGACCCACTCGCTCACCAATCATGCTCGGCATATACATACCTGCGCTCAGGAAACGCCGATTGACCCTGCGCCATGATGATGCGTCTTTGGCTCGACACGTTGACTTCACGAACTCACGCAATACCTCACGCCAGTCCACCTTGGGCTCCATCAACTCAGCAAGCTCTCGGTCTAGTCCACCTGCTCCGTTACCTGCAATCTTCTGCTGGGCCATCTGTCCCTGACGTATGGCTTGGTCAATGTCTCGGGCCAACTGCTTCTTGTCCTCGGCAGTCATCTCCTTCGCACCATCCCAGTCATGCTCGTCGAACCCATCGCCCTCGCCGTCACCACTACCATCACCGCCGCCTTCTCCGTTCTCCTCTTGCTTCTGCTTGAGTAGGTCAAAGACTTGTTTGCTGTTCATGCCTCGATACTGGTCGTCAATCAACCCCATCGGCTTGCCCTTCATCGGGCCATCCTTGAACCGAGGCATCATGATGACGTTACCCGTTGGGTCTAGGTCTTTCAGCATCAGGTTAATAACGTAGTCGCAAGCGGCATTCGCTAATCTGGGATTCTCATCATGCAGTCGTGTCCACGTAGTCAGGTGTCGATACATCTTGTGTGCAGCCTCGTGCGCCACCACGAAGTTAAGCTCGGGGTCACTCAGCTCTTTCACGAACTCTCGCCCAAACTTGTCGTCCCTGCCGTTGGTGCACGCAGTCGGCAGGTTCTCCACTACGCTGGTTCTACCAACCATCAATATGCCGGAGAGCAATGCGAACTTGGGGTTACGCATCAGGCTCACCTTGGCTTTCTGAACTCGTCTTTCTTCTAACATTGTTAGCTCCTAAAAATGTAATTCAACCGATCTGATTACTTGCAAATACCATTGAGGGTCGTCGGATGACCGCACCTCCACGTCGTTGTCATCCTCACCCAAACGCACGAACTCGTATTGCCATGAACTCTCCACCTCATCATCAATGAACCTAAACACCTCCATTACTTTCTGCACGTCGGGGTAGGACTCATACCACTTCACATCTTCAAGCTGTATGAAGAACGCTTTTTGTTGCGCTCGTCCTACCTCCTCCCATTGAAAGAACTTCTCCTGCGGTAGGTTCTCCTCTAGGTATAGCTTGAGAGTCGCATGGTCTTTGTCGTCGTTCGCATAGAACAAAATATCTACTCGGCTTCGGTATCCCATACGCACCTCACAGTAAGTCTTGGTTCTTGGCAACCCAGTCGCTGAACGCTCGGCAATTGAACGCAATGCTCTGCTTTGTCCCGCTCTTGGCAATGTTGATGGCAAACACCGCTTGCCACTCAGGGCTGAACCGCTCCAGATACTCCATGAATGGCGTGATGGTCTCCTTGGTCACTCGGCTGATCGCACCGAACACCACGATGGCACACGCACCGGGGCTTGTGGGTATGTGCGTAGTCTTGGGCTGCTGCACAGTCTGCTCCCATGTCGGCAACTGATCGGCAAACTCAATGTATGCCTGCATGTCCCTAGCACCCGCCTCGCCGATTGCACCAGTCAACGCCGCAATGACAGTGTCGGCATCGTTGTCCTTGCGTGTCCTAACAATGTTAGAGGCAGTCTCCAATGAACGTGGGCTTACGAACGCACCCATAGTCTTTCTGGGGTTGTAGATATACGGGTTGTCTGCTTGCGCTGGGTCGGTGTAGCTTGCCAATACTTGAGGGTATTGATTCACCCATGCGAGCACCTCGGCCTCGATGCCCTTGCCGATGCCCCATTCAATCCACTCCTCTGCACTGGGCTTGGCAATACGCACAGGCACAATACGATTACGGCTATGGGCTTTCAGGCTGTCGCCTACGCCATCGGTCGAAAGATTGCCGGTCAGGAATACGATAGTATCCTTAGAGATTGGGATGTCACCCAGTCGTGGGTTGGCCTTCTCCAGCATGGGGTGAAGCATATTCTTCACAGGGTCTGCACCCTTGGTGAACTCGTCCAGCATAATCACCAGCGGCTTGTGGTTGTGCACCTTGAACCGAGCATTCGGATAATACCGAGTCGTCTTTGTCTCATGGTCAATCACAGGCATCGCAATATCGCCCAAGTCCATATTGGGAACGTCAATATACGCATGGTCAAAGCCGAGGTTGTCGGCGATGGATTCGAGCAAGGATGATTTACCAATGCCGGGCTCACCTTCGAGCAAAAAGCGAGTGGTTGGGTTTGTGCGAATGAGATTCGCTGCTTGCTTCAAGGTAATGGTCTTACCGAAAGATACTTCTGACATTTCTAATACTCCTATTAAAGAACAACTAACACATCTAAAAAATTAAAAAACACTAACAATGTTAGGGGGTTGCATCCGTGGTTGATTTTGAACGCAGTTTTCCCCTAACACATATATTATAACACAATGTAATCAATAAGTCAAGGGCTTTGGTCATGCCCTCCACACGAATAGGTCTAGGAAAAGCACCACAAAAGCGCATACGTATACGCAGAAAAGGGTTAGCTTGTAAGGACTCCAGTTCATTGTGTCTCCTCGGGTTGGGGTAACACGGCTTCGCCGCATTTGGGGCAGTTGTCTGTTGTTGGGCCGATTAACCCTCCAAGATGCGTCACTTCGCCGCAATGCGGGCAAGTCACAAAATCACTCATACTCTCAACTCCTTCTGGTTGGTTTGCTTCAGGGTTATGCCTGCTTGTGCAGGGGTTACTAATTGGTAGGGGCCTTTGCCATACTCTTGAACAACGCACCACGATGTGCGCTCTTCTCTAGCGGCTTCTTCGCCGCACCACAGGCACAGCGTATACCCAAGGGCTCGGCGGGCAGAGGGGAACTCATCACCGCAACGAGAGCATTCGCTCCATGCTTGGAATAACATTGTTAGGTCTCCTTAAATAGAGGCAGGGTCGAGATGAACGGGTCGGTCGCCGACAGCGACTAAAACAACTGCAACTTCCCATGGTCGGCGGGCTTTGAAATACGCAGCGGCTTGGCGCTGGGCAAGGTAGGGGGACTCTTCACGCACCTCCACTTTGCGGTTCTTGTAGTAGGCGAGATAAGTATTCATAAAAAGATAATCCTAACGATTAAGACAACAGCAATGATTGAAACAAGAATGAGCATCGAACACTCCTAATGTTACGTTTTGAGCCTAACAATGTTAGGGCTGGCTGAGATGGGAAACAGTTTTCCTACTCAATCTAAAGTATACCACAATGTAATCAATAAGTCAAGTGCTTTGGTCTTGGGCAAGACCAGCGTGATAAAAGCAAAGTGATGATGTGAAAGAAAAGGTGTGCTTTGTGAAAAAAGTTTTGATGAAAACGTAACGCTAAAAAACTCAATGAAATCAATGGTTTAGATAGAAATAGTAGTAGTAATGTTATAATGTAACGTGTTTTTAAAAATTGAGCGGCGACCTAAAGGTCTGAGGGTGTGGTGCAAACTGCACTTGGAGACCTGCACGTTCTCGTTTTCTCCCGCATACAATTGCCCAAAAAAACGTAACATATAACATTCCTTTAAAATCAACAACTTACAAAAAACGTAACGTAACAATACCCCAAAAAACATAACATTGTTAGGGTTTTCGTAACGCGTTGCGTAACATTTGGCGCGTAGCCACGCCATGCGAGGGAACTGGTATTAAAAAATTTCGCAAAAAAGCGAAAAAAGGCTTGCGGAAACGAAAAAAAGATGATAGACTGAACTCAGTCTATCACCTGAGAGCCCTAACAATGTTAGGGCTTTATTTTTACTTCGTGACCAACATTGCCAAGTCGACACCCATTGCAGTCAGTGCGCTAGAGACATGGATTAAGGCTTGGCGGGTTTTATCGTTCAGCGACTCTTCAGCTTTGCCCGCTTTATAGAGTCGGGTCAGTTCTTCAATAAAACGCAGGTCGATTGTCCGCTTGGCGTTTGCGCCCCTCTCGGCTTCACCCTCGGCATGGATGCGGGCTTCCTTGCGGACGCGCGTCCATTCAACGGACGGGTTTTTATGCCCAGCCGCTTTGAGGGCTTCCCGAAAAGCTTTACCCTCAGCGAGCACGGGTTTATCCTCTTCGAGCAAAGAATTGTGTTCTACCAGATACCATTCAACAGGCAGCACTTCAAAGAGGGACACAGCGTAGGCTTTGGTCAGCCCATATTTGACGCCGTGCACTTGAGCGAGGGCGGTGCGATTCTCAATAACCTTGGCCCATTCAGGGCTAACATTGTTAGGGGTGGAAACGACTGTGACTTGGTTTGCGACTGACATAATGAAAACTCCTAATAAAAACTAATGACTTCTAACGTATGCAAACAAGCCCATCTCGTTTGCATGAATCTAATGTAACAAAACGCACCACAAAATGCAAGCGTTTTGTGAACAATAATTCAGAAATTTTTAGGGGGGTATACCGCCTAACAATGTTAGGGTTTTGGGGGGCCGACACCCCCACACACCCCCTTTTGAGGGAAAAGGGAGGTGCCCAAACCTGCACTAAGTGCTGCTCACCCGATACTCATTTTTTAAATTTATACCCCCCTCCCCCCTTCAATTTATACCACGGTGTTATCCAACTCTTCTCCAGCAAACACCCCCCGTCAAGGGGACCCAAAAAATATTCTTGCGTACCCCTATATTTTTCTGTTACATTCGCACCATTCCCGTTAACCCACGGTGCTTATGATTACTGTTACGCCTACTAAGGAACATCCGATTCCTTTCGACTTGTCTGATGAGCCCCCCATGACTCATAAGGATAGTGTTGCCATTGCAGCCAACACCGTCGACTTTATTGAGCACCTTGGCGGTTCCCTAGAATACGATGACTCATCTCTGCGCAAGGCTGCGGACATCATCAATGGCGAAGGCAAAACACCCAAGCCCAAACATATCTCCGTACCCACAGAAGCCAAAGCCGCTGCGGTACTAATTAAGACATTCGACTTCCAAGCTTTTGCCGACATCCAGCAAGCACGCAATTTCATTACAAATAAGCTCATCAAGATTGCCGACTGCGGCGATCCAAAGATTGAACTCAAGGCTCTTGAGCTGCTCGGCAAACATTCAGACATTGGGTTATTTACTGAGCGCAGTGAAATTACAGTGCACCACACTTCTAGTAAATCGTTAGAGGATTCGATCAAAGAGCGCATCAAGCGTTTGATGAATGCGGATGTTACCGACGTTGTACCGTTAGATGATCTGGATACGCACTTAGGTCCAGTAGAAGAAATGGCCACGGAATCCGAACAAGAGGATACACATGAGTGATGTTTCTCTGAAGGATATTGAGCAGTTGGTGGGTACAGGGAAGCTCTCGGAGTCTGACCTGCGCGTGCTGGAAGCTCAGCTTATCCATCTAGAGAAGCTAAAAGAACGTGAACTTGCCCAAGACAAATTCATCAAGTTCGTAGAGAAGGTGTGGCCGACATTTATTAGTGGGGCCCACCACAAGAGGATGGCCGATGCCTTTGAGCGGGTTGCGCGAGGTGAATGTAAGCGTGTGATTATTAACATGCCGCCTCGACACACCAAATCGGAATTCGCATCCTACTTATTACCAGCTTGGTTCTTGGGCAAGTTCCCCCATAAGAAGGTGATTCAGACATCACACACGGCTGAGTTGGCGGTGGGCTTCGGTCGTAAGGTGCGTAACTTGGTCGACTCTGAGGTCTATCACAATACATTCCCCGGGCTGGAGCTGCAGGCCGACTCGAAGGCGGCGGGACGATGGAACACATCCAAGGGCGGTGACTATTTCGCTATTGGTGTCGGGGGTGCAGTGACCGGTAAGGGTGCTGACCTGCTGATTATTGATGACCCGCACTCTGAACAAGAAGCTGCGATGGCAGCGAGCAACCCAGAAATCTACGACAAAGTCTACGAGTGGTACACATCTGGACCACGGCAACGTCTGCAACCGGGCGGGGCGATTGTGATTGTGATGACTCGCTGGGCTCAGCGGGACTTGACTGGCCAAGTGCTAAAAGCAGCCGCTGCACGGGGTGGAGAAGAGTGGGAAGTGATTGAATTTCCTGCAATTTTGCCTTCTGGCAACCCACTTTGGCCCCAATTTTGGTCTTTAAACGAGCTAAATGCGCTTCGCGAAGAGCTTCCAAACGCCAAATGGCAGGCCCAATATCAGCAAAATCCAGTCGGAAATGAGTCCGCAATCGTCAAAAGAGACTGGTGGAAGTGGTGGGAAGGCGAGCGTCCGCCCTCTTGTGAGTACATTTTGCAGACATGGGACACGGCCTTTGAGAAAACCCAGCGGGCCGACTACTCCGCAGGGACGACGTGGGGCATTTTTACCAACGACGAAGACAATGGGTTGAAGAACATTGTGCTGCTCGACACATATAGAAAGCGTGTGGAGTGGGTCGACCTGAAAAGAGATGTGCTGCAGGAGTACAACAGCTGGGAGCCTGACGGAGTTCTTATTGAAAAGAAAGCAACCGGAGCGCCGTTGATTTATGAGCTTCGTGCGATGGGTATTCCAGTGCAGGAGTTTACGCCCGGTAAGGGCCAAGACAAAATTGCCCGTTTGAACGCAGTCTCAGACATAATTGCGAGCGGGAAAGTATGGGTTCCCCGTACGAGGTGGGCGGAAGAGTTGGTGGATGAAATCGCGGCCTTTCCGTCCGGCGAACACGATGACTTGGTTGACGCGACGACTCTAGCCCTGATGCGCTTTCGGCAGGGTGGGTTTCTACGTTTGCCCTCTGATGAGCCAGAAGAGATTCAATGGTTCAAGGGCTACCGCAGAGAAAAGTACTACACAGTTTAAGGACACATTATGGCAATGGAAAAAGGTTTATACGCAGCGCCTCAAGGCTTGGGCTCACCCGAGATGCAAGAAGGCTCACCGCTTGAGATTGAAATTGAAGACCCCGAGTCACTGAGCATCCACGCTGGTGACGTTGAGATTCAATTGTCCCCTGACCGAGACACCGCAGAAGACTTTGCTGCTAACTTGGTCGACTTCATGGACGACCGCGATTTGGCGTCCTTGGGCATGGACTTAGTCGACGACTTTGATAAAGACTCCCAAGATCGTAAAGAGTGGATCAAGACCTACGTTGAAGGTTTGAAGTTGTTGGGTTTGAAATATGAAGAGCGGACTGAACCTTGGCAAGGTGCTTGCGGTGTGTTCCACCCCATGCTGACAGAGTCAGTTGTGCGCTTTCAGTCCGAAGCAATGATGGAGACCTTCCCAGCGATGGGTCCGGTCAAGACGCAAATTGTTGGTGAGACCAATATCAAGATCGACGAAGCCGCTGGCCGTGTGCGCGAAGACATGAACTACCAGCTCACCGAGGTGATGAGCGAGTATCGCCCAGAGCATGAGAAGCTTTTGTGGTCACTGCCGCTGGCTGGCTCTGCGTTCAAGAAGGTTTACTACGATCCAAGCAAAGGGCGTCAAGTTGCTGTGTTTATTCCAGCAGAAGACTTGGTTGTTCCCTACGGAGCGTCTGATATTGAGTCAGCCGAGCGGGTTACGCACGTGATGCGCCGCACTAAGAATGAGATTGTTAAGCTGCAAGAAGCTGGGTTCTATGCCGACGTTGATATTGGCGAGCCGTCCTACGAGCTGGACGACATCGAGAAACAGAAGGCGGAAGAGCAGGGCATGAGTGCGATCCAAGATGATCGCTTTCGTATTCTTGAAATGCACGTTGACTTGGACTTGAAGGGCTTTGAGCATACTAATAAGAAGGGTGAGAAGACTGGGATCGCGCTTCCGTATGTGATTACGGTTGAAAAAGGCCAGCGCAAAATCTTGTCTATTCGCCGCAACTGGGACGAGGACGACAAGCTGCACTTGAAGAACCAGCACTTCGTTCACTATCAATACATTCCGGGCTTTGGCTTTTATGGCTACGGTCTGATCCACTTGATCGGCGGCTACGCCAAGAGCGCAACGATGCTGATTCGTCAGTTGGTCGACGCAGGTACGCTGTCCAATTTGCCCGGTGGGTTGAAATCTCGGGGCTTGCGCATCAAGGGTGACGACACGCCGATCGCTCCCGGTGAATTCCGAGACGTGGATGTGCCTTCCGGTTCGATCCGTGACAACATTTTACCCCTGCCGTACAAAGAGCCAAGCCAAGTTTTGTACAGTTTGTTCCAAAACATTGTGCAGGAAGGCCGTGCGTTTGCATCCAGCGGTGACATGAATGTGAGCGACATGTCGAGCCAAGCCCCAGTGGGTACAACGCTGGCGTTGTTGGAACGCACTCTGAAGGTGATGACGGCTGTTCAATCTCGTCTGCACTACGCGATGAAGCAAGAGTTCCGCCTCTTGAAAGAAATCATCGCCGACAACACCCCCGGCGTGTACGACTACACACCAGAAAACGCCAAGCGTTCAGTCAAGCGCGAAGACTACCACATGGTGGACGTGATCCCCGTGAGCGATCCGAATGCAGCGACGATGGCGCAGAAGATTGTGCAGTACCAAGCGGTGCTCCAGCTTGCGCAGTCCGCTCCACAGTTGTACAACTTACCGCTCTTGCACCGCCAGATGATTGAAGTCTTGGGCATCAAGAACGCAGCCAAGCTTGTGCCGATCGAAGATGATGAGACCCCGACCGACCCTATCCAAGAGAACCAGAACTTGCTGACGGGCAAGCCGGTCAAGGCGTTCATTGAGCAGGACCACAAGTCGCACATGACTGTGCACATGTCGATGATGCAGGACCCCCACATGCAGCAGCTGTTGCAGGGCAACCCCCAGTCTCAGGCAATTCAGGGTGCACTCATGGCCCACATCAACGAGCACTTGGCGTTTGAATACCGCAAACAAATCGAGCAGCAGATGGGTCTCCCACTGCCGACCGAGGATCAAACTAAAGAGATGAACCCGCAAGTGGCGGATCAAGTGGCCATGCTCGCGGCTCAAGCAGCGCAGCGTCTACTGCAGCAGAACCAAGCGTTGGCAGCACAGCAACAAGCGCAGCAGCAACAGCAAGACCCCATACTTCAGATGCAGCAGCAAGAGTTGCAGCTCAAACAGCAACAGCTCCAACTTCAAATGCAGAAGCAGCAGGCCGACGCACAGGCCAAAGCTCAGCAGATTGCCATCGAGCAAGCACGCATCCAAGCTCAAAAAGAGATTGCTGCTATGCAGGTATCGGCTAACCAAGCGATCGCTACGCAGAAGATGAACACCCAGCAGCAGACTGACGGGGCTCGTCTCGGCGCAGACATTGCCAAGCACAAAGCCCAGATGCAGACCTCACGTGTACAAGCAGCTGTGAACGCGCAGCAGAGAAACCAGCCTAAAGTTACTAAGGAGTAATCATGGACCCACGCGCCTTTGATTTTGTTCGTCGAGAAATTGAAAAGCTTAAAGCCGACCAAGCTGGGTTTCTGGCGGGCGGAGGCGCGAAGGATTTTGCCGAGTATCGGCATGTTTGCGGGATCATCCGGGGTCTGATCCATGCAGAAACTTTGATAGTAGACCTCGTGCGAAAAATGGAGTTTGACGATGAGTAATTTTGATATCGCTGCCGTGGACTTGTCCGGTATCTTGAATAAGGATGCCGACCAGAAAGCCAAGCAGTTGCCTGACCCCAAGGGATACCACATCCTGACGGTAGTGCCTGAAGCCGATGAAAAGATCGGCGATTCGGAAATTATCAAAGCAGCTCAGACGATGCACTACGAAGAAGTGCTGACCCCTGTTTTGTTTGTGATAAAGGTTGGCCCTGATGCCTACAAAGATGCAAGTCGCTTCCCTAGCGGCCCATCTTGCAAAGAAGGTGACTTTGTAATCGTGCGTCCCAACTCTGGTACGCGTTTAAAAATCCATGGCCGTGAGTTCCGCATCATCAACGATGACTCGGTTCAAGCAGTTGTGGAAGACCCGCGCGGTATTGCCCGCGCTGCTTAAGGAGAAACTATGGCTACAGCAGGTAGATTTGAAGGGCAGGAGTTTGAGTTCCCAGATGAAAAGGAAGTCAAAGCTGCCGAAACTAAAGAACCAGAGTTCGAGATTGAGATCGAGGACGACACGCCCGAGGAAGATCGTGGCCGCAAACGTCTAGAGACTCCACCCGATGACCCAACCGAAGACGAACTTTCATCCTACGATGAAAAGGTTCAGGCTCGCATCAAAAAATTTACTCGTGGTTATCATGACGAGCGCCGTGCCAAAGAAGAGGCACTGCGTGAGCGCCAAGCCGCCGAGGAATACGCCAAGCAGGTTCTAGAACAGAACCGCCGACTGCAACAACAGCTGGCACACGGCAACAATGCTTACATTGAGCAGTCCAAAGCTGCTGCCGAAGCCGAGTTGATTGCAGCCAAGAAGCGCTACAAAGAAGCCTATGAAGCCGGAGATTCCGAAGCGCTGACCGAAGCGCAAACCCAAGTTTCATGGGCAACGATGAAACTTGATAAAGCTCATAGCATGAGGCCTTTACAAGTACCTCAGAATGTAGTACAACCGCAACCACAAGCACAACCAAGTGCTCCTCCGGTCACCGAACGAGATCGTCGTTGGATGCAAGAGAACACTTGGTTCGGTCCTGATATGGAGATGACAGCTTCCGCCCTCGGGTTGCATAAAAAGCTGACAGCTGAATTTGGTGAAAAATTCATCGGGACTGAAGAGTATTACAAGCGTGTGGATAACACCATGCGCCGTAGATTCCCCGAGTATTTCGGGAGCGATGAAGGGGATACGACTTCGAAAACAGTATCAGAACCGGCTGAAGAGTATGAAGCTCCGCGCCGTGCAAAAAATGTTAGCGTGGTGGCTCCGGCCTCACGCAGTACCCCGCCTAACCGTATTAAGTTGAAGGCATCCGAAGCGAACACTGCACGTCGTCTTGGGGTCCCTTTGGAAGAATACGCGAAACAGGTTGCATTACTTAGAAGAGGTTAAAAATGGCTGAAGCACAAAAACGGTTAGATCGAGAACTTGATACACGTCAATCTTACACACGCCCAACTTCTTGGCAGCGCCCAGAAGTTATGCCCCACATTGATCCCCGCCCCGGTTGGGAACATCGTTGGATTCGCGTGAGTATGCTTGGTGCGGCAGACCCTAGTAACATTTCTTCTAAATTCCGCGAAGGATATGAACCCGTGCGAGCGGAAGATTATCCCGAGGTAGCGTTCCACGCCGTCTCCGAAGGTCGCTTTAAAGGCAACATTGAGGTAGGTGGTTTGTTGTTGTGCCGCGAACCCGCTGAGTTTAAAAAGCAACGTGATGAATACTACGGTAATCAGAACCGCTCTCAGATGGAATCAGTGGACAACAACTTCATGCGAGACAATGACCCGCGTATGAGGAAATTCTCTGAGCGTCAGTCATCTGTCCAGTTTGGTTCTGGTCCTAAATAAATTGGAGTTTACAAATGGCTTATCCTATCGTTCCCGCAGCTTACGGCTTGAAGCCTGTAAGCCTGTCTGGGGGTCGGGTATTCGCGGGTTCTACCCGTCTGATCCCTATCTCCTATAACTACGGCTACAACTTGTTTAATGGCGACGTTGTCGCTATTAGCGGTGGTACTTTGGCCGTTACCGCACTCGGTGCAGCTTCGTCGGTTTCGTCCGGCGCTGGTGCTATTGGTGTGTTTGTTGGCGCTCAATACGTCAACAGCATGAGCCAAACCGTTCGTGCACAATTCTATGCAGCTAACACTGCTACTAACGGCGGCGCTTATGGCCCTAACAGCCAACAAGGTTACGTTGTGGACGATCCGTTCGCAGTGTTCCAATCGGCTGTTTTGACCCAAGGCACTTCTTCTGTGTCTAACACTCCCGGTGCTACTGTTGGCTACGTGAACCCCTCGTTCATCGGCTCCAACATGTACTTGGTTACCCAAGGTTCTAACGGCGGCTCTGCTTCCGGTAACATCAACACTGGTGACTCGGCTATGGGCTTGACCGGCGGTGTTATCACCTCTGGTACTCAAGGTAACACCCGTATCACTACGAGCGCTCCTTTCCGTGTTGTGTCTGTGGTTCCTGACACTGCTGTTACTGTTACCGCTATCAGCGGCAATGCTACTTCCAGCAGCGCTACCTTGACCATTACTGCTGCTAACAGCGCCATCCAGCCCGGTATGCAGTTGATTATCCCCAGCGTTTCTGGCGCGTATGCAGGCCAATTCTTGACCGTGACCAACGTTAACGGTACAACTTTGACCCTGTCCACCACCGTCAGCGTCCCCGCTGGTTCATCTTTGACATTTATCGGCTACCCAGAAGTGCAAGTACAGTGGAACTTTGGTTACCACAACTACTTGAACGCTACCGGCGCTTAAGGAGTAATATAAAATGGCTATTTCACGTGCACAACTACTTAAAGAACTGCTCCCCGGCTTGAACGCTTTGTTCGGTTTGGAGTACGCTCGTTACGGTGAAGAACATAAAGAAATTTATGAAACCGAAACTTCTGAACGTTCGTTCGAAGAAGAAACCAAACTGTCTGGCTTCTCCGCCGCTCCGGTGAAGAATGAAGGCAGCGCAATTTCTTATGACAACGCGCAAGAAGCTTGGACCACCCGTTACAACCACGAAACCATTGCTTTGGGTTTCTCGATCACTGAAGAAGCGATCGAAGATAACTTGTACGACAGTTTGTCTGCTCGCTACACCAAAGGTTTGGCTCGTGCTATGGCTTACACCAAGCAAGTCAAGGCTGCTGCAGTTTTGAACAACGGCTACAACGCTGCTTATGTCGGCGGCGACAACCAAGCTTTGTTCTCTACCGCTCACCCCTTGGTTAACGGTGGCACTAACAGCAACACCTTCACCACCCCTTCTGACTTGAACGAAACTGCCCTCGAAGCAGCCGTCATTCAAATCGCTGCGTGGACTGATGAACGTGGTCTGTTGATCGCTGCTAAACCCAAGAAATTGGTCGTGCCTCCTGCTCTGATGTTCGTTGCTACTCGTCTGTTGGATACTGAACTCCGCGTCGGTACTAACAACAACGACATCAATGCTATCAAGAACAACGGTTCTGTTCCTGAAGGTTACACCGTTAACCACTTCTTGACCTCGACCAACACTTGGTTCTTGACCACTGATGTGCCTAACGGTCTGAAGCACTTCGAACGTATGCCTTTGCAGAATTCCATGGACGGGGATTTTGATACGGGCAACGTCCGTTATAAGAGCCGTGAGCGTTACAGCTTCGGATGGAGCGATCCACTTGGCGTGTTCTCCTCGTACTAAGCCCTCAAAGCTTAGTTTTAAAAGGGGCCTTGCGCCCCTTTTTCTTTTGTGGTATATTTCCGGTGTCAAAATTAAGGAGCACTAAATGGATACCACAAACCTACCCAAGACCCGAGAAGAAGCAAAGCGAACCGGGGCTAAGTACTATTTCACTGGACAGCCGTGCAAGCATGGGCACATAGCTGCACGCAAAACTAAAGGAGCCTGCGTTGAG